CCTCACCAGCTGAGTTCTTATGTTTGATTTCAATGCCATTAAACAAAGAACCAAATGATACAATTATTGATCGAAAGACCTCGTTATAAAAATACTCAAACATGATCGAACTTCAGTTATAACACTATTTATCAGGGCATTCCAAAAGGATTGACTTCACTAAAGTCAATAATTAAATCTGCTTCAGTTTCAATGTTATCATTATCTGCATAAGGTGTAACTAAATCATCTTTGTTTTGGAAACTCATTGCATACTTGGCTCCAGATTCAGATCCAACAATCACTTCACCTGGTGTAAATGTTCCATCAACAATGGAAATTTCAAGTGAGTTGGTTGATGGTTCCCACTCCTTCACTCTTGCAGTAACACCAGATGTTTGACCAGTAATTATTTCATTGAAGATGTAAGTTCCAACTCCAACTCCTGTTGTAATTCCTGTTGGTCCATCAATAATAATTTGTGGAACATTAGTGTAACCATAACCACCATAAGAAACATAAACAGCAGTAACAACGCCAGCTGTGTTGATAGCTGAGTAAGCCCTTGCTACACTTCCAAATGATCCATCATTATCATATGAGTATTCATTAGAATCAAATGTCTCATGAGTATCATCAAAAGTAAAGGTTTGGAAACTCACATTTGGTGCAGTTGTGTATCCAGAACCACCATCTGTAACAGTGATGTATTGAATTGTTCCAGTCGCAATTCCTGCAGTTGCAGCGGCACCAACTCCTCCTCCACCTTGAATGGTTATCCAAGGTGCTTCAGTGTAACCACAACCCGCATTGATGAGATTGATGTGTGCAATCTTACCACCATATTGACCATTACAATTGGTGTAAATGTTGGTAATAGATGCCACACCAACAGCAGTTACACCACCTGCAGGAGCAGAAGAGAATCCAATAACTGGTTGTTTCTCATAAGAACCACCCATGTTTTTGATGGTGATTCTGTTGACTCCACCAGTTTCACAAACAGCAGCTGTTGCAGTTGCTGTTCTTCCAACACCAATCATTGTGAGTGTTTGGATGTAACCAATCTGTTGAATCTCTTCATCGATTTCGGCTACATTAGTATCAATAACCTCATCCTCATAACGGAAGAGTTCACATGTAAGTTTATAAACGTAGTTCTTCTTTAACTGATAAAATGGTTGTTCGTGTTCAACAAACTTGATTTCAAATAAACGTTCACCAAGAGGGAAGTAAATCAAATCACCTTCTTTGGGACGATCTGAAAGTTCAATGTCTGGAAGATTTTCAATCAGTGGAGCAATGTAATTCTCATATCTTTCTCTTGATATGATGAGAATTAAATCATCCTTATCTTGGATACCAAACTTTGAGAGAATAGTTCCTTCACCAGTATAACCATCATAATTATCAACATATGCCTCCAGTGGATAAGCATCTTTGAATTCAGATTGAATAACTTCACGTATTACAGTGTTAGTTGTGACATATCTTCGAGGCATATAATATGTCTCAACACCATACATCCTCAACTGTTCGTTGACGAGTGATTGGATTAATCCTTGTTCTGTTTTAGTACCGTTGAGAAAGAATGGATTTAACATTTAACCACCTCAACCAATTAAGTCCATTGGTGGCAATTCATAAGTGGAAGACATTCTCTCCCTAATAATTTCTAACTCTTTTTCCGCATCATCATAAAGTTGTCTTCCATTGAATTCAATTCCACCTGGAAGTTTGACACCTTGGAATTTAATGAGGTTTTGTCCCCATTGTCTCTTAATCAATGAAGTGAGATAAGGTTTGATGAATGAGTCATTCCAGATTCTTGTATAATCTGTACCATTCATTGCTCTCCAACAATCTAGAATGATAAAGTCACCTGCATTTACTTGATCCCAATCAACATCAATATAAAGGCGATCAGAACGTTGATTGAATCTAATTTGTTTATGAGTGTTCAACAAGAAGTTCATTGTTTCAAGGTATGACATTGCCATTGAATATGACAAGAGGTCAGTCTGTCCCCAATAGTAAACGTCATTGAGGAACAATTGATATTTGAAACTGAACATGTTAGTCATGCTCCCCTGTGCATTATCATATTGAAAGATTTTATTTACACCAATGATGTCTGGGGGAACTTGTAGATAATTACTATTTTCATAGTAAGTAAATGTTGTTGCAGTTCCTACAATTGTTGTAGTTGCAGAAGTGGAAGCAATTCCTGTTGTTCCTGAACCATTTGATGGTGCACCAAGAGGTCTTGCTAACCCGCGATCAATGTCATCCTGAGTTAGTTGATATTTTAAGTAAGACTGTTGAACACCATCAAAGTGTCTTTCATTGAAGTATTGAATTGCATCATCAACTAAGTCCTCAATTTGCTCATCAGCAACATTAATTTCAAGGACAGGAGCTCCAAGTTTCCTCAAACAATAATCAATGAGTTCTTGTCTAGTAGAGGGTTGAGCCATCTATACACACTCTTTATTGTATTTATCAGTTGGTTTTGTCTTCAATAAATTTCAAGAGTAAAGACTTAATGTCACTAATGTCAGTCTTTAATTCTTCAACATTATTCTCAAGATTTTTAATTTTTTCCTTTTCATTGGCCAATCTTTCACGATTGGCCATATAGGATTCATAACCACTTTTATCTTTATTGATAATAGCACCTGTTGTATTATCACGAAGGAGACCTTCGTGATTCTTTACACTTACAAATCTATTTTTCATATCAAGCAAGGGCAGTAACTCTAAGGTTCTTAACCTGTGGAACAAACGCTTGGTTTGTTGTGGTCAAGATTAATTTAACTCTAAAGGAATTAAATGATGGCAACTTATTGATTGTAAACTTATACTCACTAAATTGAGCAGGTGTTGGCATTTGAAGGAATGTATCTGTTTTAGGTACATTCAAATCTGGTGTTCCATCATTGAGTGAAGGATCAACTGGTATACCAGGACGATTCACATTGTCTTGATTTGCAAATCCAGGGAATGGAGTGAAGATTGTTTCATTTGCCTGAGTGTTTTGGTCAAAGGAATAGAATGCTCTAATGTCTGCATCTTCATTCAGATAAGCATCACAGATAACTTGAATTGAAGTTGCAGGGTTCTCAAGAATAATTTCCTTAGTCACATAGAAACACCTATTGGGATCTTCAGCAGTAGTATTGACTCTGAAGTCTTCAGTGTAGTTGGTAACTGGTTGATTGATTCTGTTTGATGTAAAGACAACTGCAGTTTGATCCAAGTCAATTGCAGGAGTGATTCTATTGTCAGATGAATTCAGAACCATATTGACAGTGAATGACTTATTACCTGGAAGTTCATCCAGATATGCATCTTCATTTACTTTAGAAGCAACAATTCTTGGTGAATCAAAATAGTTATTTTGATTGAGTGTTACTGCCTGGAAACCTTTGTCTTGGAATGATGGTTCAGAGCCAGAAACACTTGTTCCAGATGTTGTTCTCACAGATGCTTCAATTGTTGTTCCAGATGGTTCAATAGTATTGAAGTTAGGAACAATTTGTTCAAATGGAACATTGTAGGTTGACTTACCTCTATGACCACCACCAGTCAATGATGATGCAAAGAACAGTTTTGGAAGTGAACCAGTTCCTGTTCTGTCAGTTCCATTCTCACTCATATCAATCTTAACAGGGAATGTATCCAGTGTGATTGATTCAGAATTAGTGACCTCATTCAATTGATGAGTTCTATTAATTCTTCTAAGTGAAACACCATTCATCTCATACTTATGAACAACAAAGTTCTGTAAGTGTGAACTAATAACAGTGTTATCTACACCTCTTGTGACACCTGTCAACTGAGTAGAAGTTGTTCCTGTGTATGAAATAATCTCATCACCAATTTTGACATAACCTGGATTTGTTAGACCAACTCCAACTCCCTCAAATGATGTGTAACCTGTAGAATTATAAACAGGAATTGAACCAGTTGCAGTGTTAGAATAATCAGCAGAAAGTTGAGTGGTTGCAACCTCTCCGCGGAGACCTTTCAGTGTTACCTGGTTACCAAGATTGTGCATTCCATGGTTTCTCATGAAGACAGTCATGTGTTGACCATCACTATCAACTCTAATGGATTGAGGAGAAACAGAACCACCAACAGAATAATTCAGAGCAGTTGTGAGTCCAACACTATTGGTGTAAGTTAATGTGTCAGAACTGTTGGTTGAGAATTCACCCTGAACATCAGAGATAAAGAGTTCATTATTTCCATAAAGTGTTGAAACAGAAAGTCTTGCACCAACACCAACACCAGCACCAATTGTGATAGGTGAAAGAATGTCACCAACTTTATAACCATTTCCACCATCTCTAATAGTTGCACCAATAGCAACTCCATTTGAAATGGTAATGTCTGCAGTTGCATTTAAACCAGTCCCTGTGACACTTGTGAGTGCAACACCAGTGAAGGTGTAATAGGAAGATGAAGGTGTGTAACCAACACCAGCGTTAATGATTCCAAGATCAGAATAAGCAGAACCACCATAACCAATAAAATTACCAGTTGCATTGGTGTTAAGTTGAATCACAGTGTTACCATCAACCAGTCCTGCGTCTTGAACTGTAGTTCCAAGACCAACCTTGATGTTTCTTGATGGCATTGTAATTGGATCCTTCTTCATCAACTCCAAACTGGATGGGAGATTTGGATTGAAGAATTGAACAGATCCCTGAGAAGAGAAATTAGCTCTATAGAGTTGGAACTTCAGATCTTCATACTGTGATGGAGTC